AGTATATGGATACTCCAGAAGGCCCGGTTTGTAAAGAATGTATAGAAGGCATGAGTGCAACAGAATTTTGCGAGTTGATTGGAGAATCATTCAAAACAGCAGAGAAGGAGGAAGAATAGAATGGAAGATCAGACAGGAATGCAGCCGGCAGCACCACAAGCGGCACCAGCTGTTCCGGTAGTAAAACAGGTAAAGGAGTTGCTTTCCCAGGACAAAATCAAAGAAAAATTCGGAGAAGTATTAGGGCAGAAAGCTCCTCAGTTTATGGCATCGATCACTAATACAGTATCAGGAAGCGCACAGTTGAAGAAATGCCCTGCAAATTCAATTATCGGAGCTGCGTTTGTAGCGGCAACATATGACCTTCCGATAGACAGCAACCTTGGATTTGCGGCAATCGTTCCGTATAACGAGAGTGTTTGGAACCCCAGGAAGAAGGACTGGGAGAAGGTTCCAAAGGCTCAGTTCCAGATGATGTATAAAGGTTTCATTCAGCTGGCAATCCGGTCGGGATATTACGAGCGAATGAATTATGCAGTTGTATACAAGGACGAGCTGGAATCATATAACCCAATAACAGGCGAGATTAAGTTTGTGGAAGATTTCAGTAATTGCAAGCAGAGAGATGCTGGAGATGAAGCAAATGTGGCCGGATATTATGCTTGGTTCAGATTGAAGACCGGTTATAGCCAGGAGCTGTATATGTCAAAGAAAGCGGTAGACAATCATGCAAGAAAATATTCCCAGGCGTACAGATATGATTTGAACAAAGGTAAGAAGTCAAGTAAGTGGACCACCGATTTTGAGGCAATGGCACTGAAAACAGTCATTAAGCTGCTTCTTAGCAAGTGGGGAATTTTATCGGTGGATATGCAGAGAGCCATCCAGGACGATCAGAAGACATATGACGAAGAAGGAAACGGAACTTATGGAGACAATAAGCCAGATACAGTACCGGAGCTGGAAGCCCAAGATCCATTTGAAGTAGTAGAGGAAGAGCCAGAAGACGTAGATATCGATGCAATGTAGGAGGGATGACACATGGTTTTGACGGCAGAGAATTATTATAGCCAGGAAGCGAATGAAGAATATATGAGCGTGTCGCAGTTCAAGGATTTCTGCGGTACATATGGTAAAATGCCTTGCGAATTTACTGCAATGGAAAAGCTGAAGGGAAGATGGGAAGAACCGAAATCGAAGGCCCTCATGGTTGGAAGCTATGTAGATTCCTACTTTGAGGGAACACTTGATAAATTCAAGGCAGAGAATCCGGATCTTTTCAAGAGAGACGGAACGCTGAAAGCTGAGTTTGTGAAGGCAGATGAAATTATCCAGAGAATCGAGAGAGACGATTATTTTATGAAATTCATGTCCGGCAAGAAGCAGGTAATTATGACGGGAGAGCTGTTCGGAACAAAGTGGAAGGTTAAGATGGACAGCTACATCCCGGACATTGCGATTGTTGATTTAAAGGTTATGGCATCGATCACAAAGCTGGAATGGGTAAGAGATATTGGGTATCTGGATTTTGTGCGGTACTGGGGATATGACATACAGGGTGCAATTTACCAGGAAATCGTCCGCCAGAACACCGGAAAGAAGTTACCGTTTTATATTGCTGGAGCCACTAAGGAAAGCGAACCGGATATTCGAATCATTCATATCACAGACAATTATCTGGCCGAGGCACTGAATCTGGTAGAAATGAATATGGCAAGAGTCCTGGCAGTGAAGTCAGGGGATGCAGAGCCGGATCGGTGCGAATTGTGTGATTGCTGCAGGAAGACGAGAGTTCTGAAAGCCCCTATCTCTATTACGGATTTGACGGCAGGTATCTGATATGGCCGAAAAGAAGTATTATTGGCTGAAAATGACGGATCAGTTCTTCGAGGATAAGGCAATAAAGAAGCTGAGAAAGATAGCAGGGGGCGATACCTACACAATCATCTATCTGAAAATGCTGCTGACGGCAATTAAGCAAGGAAACAAAATGTATTTTGAAGGAATCGAAGATGATTTCATGGAAGAGTTGGCGTTGGAGTTGGATGAAGACACAGATAACGTGAAGGTAACGGTAAGCTATCTGAAAAGCAAGGGTCTGATAGAAGTTCTTGGAGCAGACGAAATATTGCTGACGCAATGCGCTGAGATGGTTGGATCAGAAACGGATGCTGCAAGGAGAAAAAGATTGCAGAGAGACCGGGAACGGAATCGAGCAATAGGATCAGATCCGGTGCCTGCCCTGGAAGAAAAGTCAGAGGTTGCTGCAGAAGAAAAACCGGCCAAGAAAAAGGCCGAGAATACAATCCAGTTATTTCATCGTTTAGTCGAAGATTACAATATCTCTGAGCCTGTCCGAGAAAAGATGGAAGTTTGGTTCCGCTACAAGATGGAGCGAAAGGAATCATACAAGGAGCAGGGAATGAAATCATTGCTCAAGAAGACCGAGAACAATGAAGGAAGCTATGGAGCAAATGAAATCTGCAATCTGATCGAAGACTGCATGGCGAATAACTGGAAAGGAATTATCTGGAAAATCCTGGAGGAAAGAAAGCAACAGCGACCGGCAACAAGAACTGAGCAGATACAACAGAGGGTTAGCGAGGTAGATAGCTGGTAATGGAAAGAGAACAGTTCAAAGTTTTGGTGAAGGCCATGAAGGCTGTATACGCCCAGCCAACCTTCATTCCGGATCAGGATGCGTTCAATGTATGGTTCGCATTGTTGGGAGATCTGCCATATAAACAGGCAGAGCTGGCAGTTCAAAAGCATATGGCAACTGAGAAATTCCCACCGACAATAGCAGATATAAGGGAAAAGGCAGAGCAGATCACCTCTGTAAAAGAAACGGAAATGAGTGAGCTGGAAGCCTGGGCGATTGTGCGAAAAGCAATCGGAAGATCAAATTATTATGCAGAAGAGGAATTTGAGAAATTGCCAGAAGCCTGCAAGATGGCAGTAGGAAATCCAAGCAACTTAAGAGAATGGGCGATGATGGATTCAGACCAGGTCGGAACCGTAGAGCAATCTCATTTTGTGAGAAATTATCGGACTGCAATGCAGAGAATCAAAGAAGACCGAAGAATGCCAGAAAAGGTCAGGACAGCAATAGAAGAGGTCAAAAAACAGCAGATGCAGATTGAAGACAGACAGGAGAAACCTAAGTTGCCAGTCCAGGAAGAAAAAGAGGACGAGACACAAGGCGAAATGTCAGAAGAAACCAGGAGAAAACTGGAGGAATTGCGAGGAAAGATAGGAAGTAGAAGGAGGTAGGACAATGGCTTTTAAGAAAGTGGCAGAAATCAGCATTGATAAATTAGAGGACAGAAAAACTGTAACAGCGATCTTACACGCAAACGGATATACAGTTGGGCCAGGAAAGCGAAAGAAGACACCTACAGGGAAACAGCTGGACTATTATCTGAAAGTTTACAAGGAAGTTGAGGAGGACGGAAAGGATGAATAATCCAGAGGCGTTCAAGGAGGATGAAGTGCGAAGCATAAAATTCGTTGTTCCAGGCCTGCCGTTTGGTAAGCAGAGGCCAAAAGTGACAGTCAGGAAGTTTACTGGCAGTGACGGCAAGGAAAAGAAATTTGCAAAGGCTTATACGCCGGAAAAAACAGTAAACTATGAAAATCTGGTTAAGATGGCATACCAGGAGAAGGCAAAAGGAAAAAAGTTCAAGGACGGTGATATGCTGGATGTTCGTATTATTGCTTATTACAATATCCCACCGTCTACCAGTAAGAAAAGAAGAACGATGATGCTGGAGCATAAGATCCGGCCAACTAAGAAGCCAGACTGGGATAACATCGGAAAGATTGTCTGCGATAGCTTAAATAATATTGCGTATCACGATGATAACCAGGTTGTAGATGCACAGGTAAGAAAGTTCTTCTCGGAGAATCCAAGAGTAGAAGTGACAATAAGAAAGGTGGAAGGGTAATGGCAGGAGAAGAAAAACAGATAGTAGTAGAGGAAACCACAGTAGTTCCGGGCAAAATGGAGTTTAGATTGATTAGCCCGACAGAGAGCAATTTTTTGAAACATATCGAATGGAACAAAGAAGAGCTGCTGGCAGCGGTCAGAAGCAAGGTTGCATTGTATGAAGGAATTGTATATACCGAAGAAACGGTTAAAACAGCTAAGAATGATCGAGCAGAGCTGAACAACCTTGTTAAGGCTATTGATGAGCGCAGAAAAAAGGTGAAAGAGGTTATCAACCAGCCATACGCAGAATTTGAGAAAGAGCTGAAGGAAATCACCGATCTTATCAAGAAGCAGTCGGCAGAGATTGATGAACAGGTAAAAGCCTTTGAGACTGCGGAGAAGGAAGAAAAGAGAGCAAAGATTATGGAGGCTTACGAAAAAGCCGTTGGAAATCTTGCAGAAATCTTGCCATTTAGTAAAGTGTTCGATCAGCGGTATCTGAATAAGACTTGCAAGCTGGAATCCGCTATCGCAGATGTGCAGAAGAAAATCGAGCAGGTAAAGACTGATCTTGAAACCATTGAAAGCGTATGCGGAAAGTATAAGCTGAATGCTAAGGATATATATGTCCGTACCATGGATTTATCAAAAGCTATGGCAGAAGAAAAACGTCTGAAAGATCTGGAAGAAAAGCTGGAAGCAGAACGTATCCAGAAAGAAAAAGCCGCAGAAGAAAGAAGAAAGGCAGAGGAAGCCAGAAAAGCAGAGGCAGAGCGCATCCGTAAGGAAGAAGAGCAGAAGGAAATCGAGAGACAGAAAAAAGCAGAGGAGGAGCGTATCGCCGCAGAGAAAGCTGAAGCAGAGAAAAAGCAGAGCGTTCCGGAAATGTCGCAGGATGTTCCGACAGAGCAGGTTACTGTTCCGGAAAAAGAGGAAAATGTTCCGACACAGGAAACAGAACCAGCAGTTGATCCGTTTGCTCAGGCACGGCCTGTTCCGGAAAAGAAGTGCAGAACTAAGTTCTTCGCAATTGGAACTAGAGATCAGCTGAAGGCATTGGTTGCATACATGAAGGAAAGCGGAATTAAATACGGAAAGGTGGAGTAAGGAATGGATAAATTTATGAAAGCACTGGATTTTGACAGCGATACACTGGGAAATGTAAAGCGAGATATGAACTTTGTTCTGCAGAGATTGATCGGAAACATGATGGAGAAAGGGAGTACGAATGGAAGTTTGACATTGAAAATTGATGTCAGTTTCACTCAGGAATATATTCCAAATTATGATCCTAAAGTAGAAGGCGAGAGCAGGAAAATCAATAAGCCAAGTTTCAAGCATAAAGTTACATCTACCGTGCAGATCACGGACAAAAAGGACGGCAATATGGATACAGAAATGGAGCTGGCATTTGATGAAGATAGTGGTGAGTATGTTTTACAGCCGGTAGCCAATACAACGCAGAAGAGTATTTTTGACAGTGATTATAAAGAAAATCTGAAGCCAGAGAATGAAGAGGAGTCAGAAAAAGAAGAACCGAAGGGAATCCCTCAGTTACCTGGTCCGTCAGAAGTGGAAGACGAAGACGTAATCGATGCGGAATATACAGAGACAGAGATCGACCAGGAAACAGATGAAGAACCGGAAGAGGATATTACGGACGAAATATTGGGAGATGCAGAAGAACCGGACGATATGGATGGCTATGATTATGAAGACCCGGAGGATGAAGTATGAGAATTAAAGAGAAGAGGATGAAAAGTTTTGTCAGCAGAGCAAACGTCCTTACACAGGCCAAAAAGCAGGCAGAAGCTGCCAAAGTAGTGAACGATGGCCTACAGTATTATTCAAACAATGTGATCAAAGCGATTTCTCCGTATGCTGCAGCTGATGCAGGGATGATCGTTGTGGTTCTTCGACATCTGGCCGATGAAATGGAATCAAAGAACGTAGGAGCAAAAGAATTTGCCGAGTGGCTGGATGAGCATACTAAGAAGCCGCCCCTTACAGAAACACAGGTAGTCAAGAAGCCAAATATGCAGTAGGAGGTCAACATGGAAATAAATGTAATTAGCGGAGCGTTGTATACGCAGGACGGCAAGAAAATAGCTGACGTTAAAGATTCTTCTATAATGCTGGTAGATGAGCTATATAAACAGAGAACAATGGAAGTTGCGGAGAATATAGGAAAAACTCATAGTATCACTTGCCAGTTAGCTCCGTATGATATGCGGATGGTATACAGCCTCATGTACGGAATGAAGATCACAAATAATTTCTTAAAGATGCACGGAGGAATTATGGTAAGAAATGCTGCCAGGAGAAAATATAGAAGGAAGTGAGATGAATGTTTTGTGATTTTAGGAAAGCTTTTGGTTTAGATCCTGAGTACAATAAACAGCTTGAAGAAAGTATGCAGGAAGCGGAGAAGAAAGCATTAAAAGAAAAGTGGTGCTGCACCTGCGAGTATTACATACCGGTTGATCCTAACCTTCCTGGATTTGTGGTCGCATATCCAGAGTGCGAAAAAGGCAGAGATCCAATGCAAAGCTGCGAAGAGTACAGAAGGAAAGGGTACGCAATCCGCAATAGTTCATGGGCTGATCGGATACGAGAGAGATTTATGAGAAAGGAGTAGAGATGGCATTGGTTACTATATGCGTTACGGCGATAGGAACGCTTATAATTGAGCGTGTTGCCAGAAAAATTTATTCGGAGATCAAGGAAAGATACGAAGCCAGAATAGAAGACCGAAAAAATGGGTTTGCATATGGAAAATATCTGGACAATATAGCTTATGCGTATGGAATGAAACGCAAATTTTTTGAGTCAGACAAAGAATTTAGAGCGAGGATCTTGGAACAGATAAGGGGAATATAGGATGGCAACGAGATATATTATGACGCATGAAGTGATCCGGCGGGAAGAGGCTAGATTACTGAGAATACTTGAAGAATATCCGGTGAATGGAAGGAAGACCAACACAGGAACAATAAAGATGATCCGGAAAGAAATTGGAAATATGACATTCAGAATTGCCAGAAAATGCAATGTGAGTGTGAATTATCCTAAATGGAGCATCCAAGGAAAGAAAGTGGTGCTGGGAGAACCTTCGATCCTGCTTCCGACATTGAGATATGTGAGCTTTGAGGAACTGAAGGCAATAGAATTAGGCTACGAAGGAGGTGCGTAATGATACCGAGATGCAAGGAGTGCCAACATTGCGAGTTGCGCAATCGGGCAGAGAGCAAGTTTACTGGCGGATATGGATACGGAAGAGGATATTTCTTCTGCGAAAATCAAGAAACAAAGAGGTTGCCGAGAGAAGCTTTTGGAAATCAGATGCCGAGTTTTATAGGATTCGGCACACCAGAATACGAAACGAAGCTGACGGTGAAGACAAGCCCAAGATGGTGTCCAAGGAGGAAGAAAAAAGAATGAAGCAGGATAGTGCAGGACAATTCAGCCAATGCAATAGATGCGGGGCAAGAATTATGTGGGTGAAAACAAAGGCAGGAAAGAATATGCCGGTAGATCCCCAGTTTGTAGATTTCAAGAAGATTAAGGGCGGTAAGGAAAGATTGGTACTTCCTAATGGAGAAGTTGTGGCCGGAGAAAGATGCAAGGCGAAAGAAGCGGATGGCTACGGTTACATTTCTCATTTTGCGACCTGCCCTGGTTACAGGAGGTAGAGGATGTTACATGAGCTGAAGACATATCCAAAATATTTCCAGGAAACAATCGAAGGCAATAAGCCATTTGAAATCCGGAAGAATGATCGCAATTTCCAGGTTGGAGATGTGCTGCTTCTGAAAGAGTGGGACAACATCAAATATACTGGAAGAGAAGTCGGTGCGATGGTCAGATATATTTTGGATGATAAGTTCATAGGGTTGGCAGAAGGTTATGTTGCCTTGGGACTGCAGATCCTGACATAAAAGAAAAGGCCGCCTCCCTGACGAAAGACGACCACACACGATACCGGAATTATAACCCGGAAAGATGGAAAAAGTCAAGGAGGTGGCAGCATGACTGTAGAAGAAAATGTAAAAGAAAATACGCCGAAGGCTGAGGGTGAAGCACAGGGAGTGAAATACATTTCCCTGACTGAAGAAGAATTGGAAAGGCTCATAAAGGCCGCAGGCCGGGAGGGAGCCAAGAAAGGAGTAGAAGCCTACGAGAGAAGAAAAGAGAAAGACAAAGAGGAACTGGCAGATAAGGTAAAGAACAGTGCCAAAACGATCATCATTCATTACCGGCAGCTAAAGAAAATGAAGAATACATCGGTAACAGGGACAGACACGGTGACAGATCCTACGCTAAAAGAAATCCTGGACGGAATCCTGGAGCAGGTAAGGAAAGAGGAATTTAATCTTACCAGCACGAATAAGAACCGGATAGTGACCGGAATGCTTCTGAACCATGTAGATGTGCAGCTGGAGAATTACAAGAAGGAATGTAGAAAGTCAAAGATCCAGGATATTCAGCGGAGATACCGGGTAGTGGAAAGAATGTTCCTGCAGGCGGAGCCGGTGCGGGCAGAAGATGTGGCCGAAGAGGAGCAGATTGATAAAAGTACAGTGTACCGCACGTTGGAAAAGGCATACGATGATCTGGCAGTTTTATTCTTTGGGATAGAAGGAGTAAAAAGTATAGAGGTGAACCGGAAACCAAAGAAATCCGGTAAGAAGACTATGCGAAATGCAGATACGAGAAATCTCGCAAATGCGAAAAAGGCGCACTAGACAAGCGAAGGGCAAAGTGGTATTCTGATAAAAGCCCGATAAGCTATGTGTCACCCCTAAAAAAGGCATTGTTTTTCTTCTGTGAAGGCAGAGTGGGTAGGCAGAAATGCCGCCCACTCAAAACTCCAGAATTATGAAAAATCGGTTAAAAAAGGGTAATAAAGTGTACTTAGATCAGCTCGCATAGTATAATTAAATTGTAGATAATACGCATTAGCGAGAATAAAGGAGTGACAAAGCTATGGCAATTTGGACAAGCAGATACAGCAATAAAGAGCTGGTAGAGAACAAAGACAAGTATTATTGTGTCGGAATCAGTTTGGGAACGCCGAAATTTCCACTGGGATACACCGTAGAACAGCAGTGCTATTCGCTGGCACCGAAAGGATATATGCTGAGAATGGAACTGGAGAAGTTCACCGAGGAGTATTACCGGAAGCTGGAAGGCATTGGCAATGACAAGATTATCAACATGGTAATGCGATTCGAGGCAATGGCGGCGGCCAAAGGCAAAGAATTGGTTTTCCTGTGTTACGAGGATGTAAGAATACCGGAAGACTGGTGCCACAGAACAGTATTCGCTCAGTGGTATTGCGAACAGACAGGAGAAATCATCAAGGAACTGCCGGACCCAAATCCGCCAAAAGTAAAGAAACCGCCTGTACAGAAGCAGGCAAAGAAAGAAGAAAGCAAGCGCACAGCCGCTCAGAAGGAAGCCAAGACGGAAACGGAAGGCTATGAACAGATGAGTTTGTTTGGTATGGCTGGTGCGATGATATAATATCCGGAACTGGTGAAAGAATCACATTTCTCTTCCAGAGGAAAGTTCCTGTTCATTGCAGGGTTCCGGTCCAAAAGAAACGGCATCGTATCTTCGGGTACGGTGCCTTAATTTGTGCAATTTGCCAGAACAGTCTCTGAAAATCCCGGCGTGGTATCAGAGATTGATCTGGCTTTTTGTATAAAGTGAACAAAAAAGGAGGGAAATTAGAATGGAGAGAGGCGTTGTATCAGCTACCTGCATAGCACAACACATTGAGACATTCAGAAAACAGGCTGCGGGTGATGCAAAAGCGGATTTCGGAGAGCCATGCCAGAACTGCCCGATGAATAAGGAGTGCAATTTTGACTGGCTCTCGAACATGGCACCGCTGTTGAAAGATTCAATGGTG